CGTTTCGATGTCGTACTCAACACCGTCTATCAATCTCGTATCAGGCATCGCTTTCAACTCCTAAAATTTTCCATTGTAAATTAGAACTATTGTTACGGACTCTAACAGTATCGCCAGCTTGTAGATTTAAGATTCCTTCACTAGAGGGGTGTCTATTTTGATAGTTTGGACCGTCGAAATAGTAACTTGTCATATAAACAGGATCATTTGCGCTGTTATATACACCGCCAGCTTTTGTAATAGTAAAACCATAATTACCCTGACTAACTGTATCTGTGCCACAGCGACCGTTAAATTTTTTTCCACTTGGGACCGTATAAAGCAGAACATCATTGGCGCTTCCATAATGTCTGATCGAAATTGTTTTATCGGGTTGCGCTGCGGCGGCTGTTCCAGCAGATATTGACGTTGGTGTAAGGCCCATGATTACTCTCCTATCGGCTTTCTTTTATGCCATACACTGACATATGGGCAGAAAACCCTTGTGTGTATGACCTAGAATTGATGACTGATGTTGTTGGGTATGTTTTGATAGCATGGAATGTTTCTCTGTGATCTTGTCCATCCATGCCTACAACATCGTTTGTGCCAGCCGCACTTTTAGCTTTTGACGCTATAACCTCTACTGCTCCATCGGCATCCGTTAAGTCATATTTCATAATACGTCCATAGTTTGACTCACAATAAAGGTACAAATCATTTTCTGCCAGATACATCGTATAAGTGGCATAATGATTAGGCACGTAACCTTCTGGTTGCGATGGCGAACAATTATTAACAAGTGAACTGCTACCGCCACTACCCAACGCTATTCTAGCAACACCACCACTTGTTTCAATAATTGGAGATTTCCACCCAAACCATTCTTCTAGCTGTTCTACCGTCGCATATCTTCCGTTGTTTGGCGCTCTTTCACCGTGATTTACAACTAAGAAATTTAGCTGGTTGCCATTTACGTCAGCAATAACAATTACAAGTTTTGACGCTTGTGAGTGCCAATCTGCCGTCATCCATTTGTCATACGCTTGACCATTAGAATAAGTGTTACATACTGTTTTTGGGTTTCCGTTATTGGAATTTGTTGAACTGTCAGTGATTGTCCAGAAATCCCCTGCCGCCATTGTGTATGTTTGCGTGGCAGAACCAAGTGCAATAATTGCTGATTTATCTACTTTAGATGCCGTAATTTTTAAATTAGTGCCTGCGTGTCCTGAAACAGTAACATAATAACCATGAGTTGGAGATGAATTACAGAAATGTGTTCTACCGTATGATGTTAGATAACGAGTTCCTTGCCCTGAGTCAGCGCCATTAGTTTGAACAATTCCATAGGTATAATTTCCTGATGCACCTTGGAAATTATAATGTTTAGCCTCTGCGAGATTCCACCAATACAAGTTATTGTAGTTCCCGGAAAACACTAACTGCTCACCATCCCAGGAAGGAATATTATAATACTGAGTGTGCCAACCCTGCTGACCTAGTTTATTAGTACTGTTATCTGAAGCTGTGCCAATTGAATGATTATTGTAATAACTAGAATTGCCCATTCCGACAAATAAATTGTTACCACCATTTGGGCCAGCCGTTCCGCTAGGATTTAATGTTGGCGTTGTAAATAACATCCATTGATAACCATAATTTTCGTTCCAACTGTAACTATTGCTATAAGTGGAAGTAGTGTACGATCCATTGCCAAAATTATCAGTCCAAGGACTGCCGGTTGCAGTAGACCAAGCAAAATTATCGTAATGAGTAGTTTTTATTGTTTTTTCTAACGAACCGCCAAAAGTAGGTACGGTTGTTCTGTTATAACTACTTTGCATAAAGTTTCTGGCATTATTGTTGAAGAAGCCATATTGGTAATGATTCCACGTTGCAAATTGCATATCCCAATAAGCTGCTGATTTAACAGTAGGTGTTACCCTAAACGTGTGGCTTGGTGGAATGATTAGACTACCGCTCATGCCCGACACTGCACCGCTAGCCACAGTTCCTATATTTGTAGGGTAAGTGCCTATGTCAGAAGTAGCAGCCAAGGTTGCTTTCAACTCTACTGGATTTGCCGTGTTGGATTGCTCACAAAGTATATCTTTTATGACAAACGCTGTATTGGCGTCAGTAGCAATGTCGAATGCTGTTCCAGCCGCAACGTCGCTTGTTGAAAAGTTTTTGAAACCAATTTTTTCTAAAGTATCTGCCATGTGTACCTCTCTATATTGACAGCTTCATTACTGTGGCTGCGCCAGTAGGTGACGCAACAGATGATTTTGGAACCCATGTAGGTGCAGATCCCGTTCCGTTAGTTTGTAATATGTAACCAGATACGCCAGCCGCTAAATGTGCGGTTGTATCTGTTGCACTCTGATACAAAATGCCATTTGCGGCACCACCAGCAACATTGCTAGCAGTAGTAGATATTGTAGGCTTGTTTGTGAGGTCGTTGTAATCACCGCTTGATGCGACTGCGTGTAAACCTAAATTGGTTCTTGCTGTAGCCGCATTTGCAAGATCACTCAAATTTAGTGCGGCATCGAGGAAATTGCTGTCAGCAGTAGCTTTTAAATAGTAACGTCCGTCCGATTCGGTTTTAGTGTAGAAGTTTGACAAACTAAAGGCACCATAACCCACAATATCTACCGTATCACCAGCAGCCGCACCTGATGCTAGCACAATATTAGCACCATCTGTTGCCGTAAAATCAGCAGGCATAAGTTTCAAACCATTAAGATATACGTCTACATATCCGACATCATATATTGACGCAAAACTTGTCTGGTTTGCTGTAGCTGTATAGCTGTTTCTATTTGTTGTTCCGTTAACAGCACTTCCTGCAGCCGTCCAACCACCGCTAGATGTACGAACAAACATCTTGTCAGACGTACTATTGAAGTACAACGCTCCTGTTACAAGTGCATCACCGTCATTATCTACGGTAGGTGCGCTACTTTTTGCACCCAAATAACGATCATCGAAGTTGTCAAATGAGTTTTGAGCGTTGGTGGCCGCAGTTTGTGCGTCTGTTACTGCTGTTCCTATGCTATTAGCGGCATTTGTTGCCGTCGTTGCGTGACCTGATGCCGTTTGCGCTGATGTAGCAGCGTTACTAGCAGATGTTGAGGCATTAGACTCGCTCGTTGAAGCATTACTCTCGCTAGTCGCGGCATTTCCGGCACTTGTACTTGCATTTGATGCTTGAGTCGTGGCAATTCCCGCTTGTGTCGTTGCTGTGTTAGCCGCAGTCTGCGCATCAGACACACTTGTACCGATTGTGGCAACGTCATTAGCCGCAGAGGTAGCTGAAGCAGAAGCATTTTGCTCACTTGTTGCGGCTGCAGACGCAGATGCCGAAGCATTTGTAGCGGCTGTTTGCGCGTCAGTTAAAAAAGCAGGATCAAAAACACGAATAAGTACACCTTGTGCCGATACCTCAAAACCGTGATTGCTATAAGTTCCTGCTGTAACGCCAGTTGAGTTTAGATCAATACTTATATTACCACTAACACCGTTACCATTCTGGATAACTAACGTGGGAGTTGTGGTTATAATCTCACGACCAATAAAATTATCACCACTTTTTGCAAGAATACCAGAAGCAACACCCGATATACCACCTGCTTGCAGTGTCGAACCATCACCTAATGTATTGTATATTTCGGTAAAATTAGCATTAATCTTTTCGGCAGCTTCAAAAAGGCTATCACCGTCTAGCGTACCGGGATCAAGGTTGTCGATTATCTGTTTAGCCACACTGTTCTCCGATGAATTTACGATAACATCTTACAGTAAAAAAAATATTAATACGCACAATTACTCGTTGCTCTCACGTATTACTCTAGCAATGTCGATGTTGGCAAGATTCGTATTAGAAATGTACCGCCAAAGCACGGCACCATTAGGACATTCTACTTGGAACACGGTTTCGTAGAAACCGACTTTTATTATTCGCGCCTTTTTGCCCTCTAAGATTACTTCTTGTCCTGCGGCCCAATGCTCAGAACAAATAAATTTTACGCCATATATAGTGTTGGTAATGAAATCCTTAAGCGCAAAGCCTAATAACATAGCTATACTTATACCAATCAAAGGCGTAGCTAACTCTGCTATGTCAAAGGAGATTCGGTTTAACTCATTTAACTCCATTTGGGCCTCAAGGCGTTTTTAAAAAATTTTTTTTGGCCCTTAGAAACTTAACTATTGTGTGTGTTTAGGTGGAGTCGTAGAGAGTTGTTCCTGTTTTTCTAACCCCCCTCCCTTCATATACACTCACTGAGGCCGACCACCCTAGCCCAGATCTATATTGACACTCACTCCCCCTGAGTGATGTACGTGCTTCTTGTCTGCTGCTCTTAGTCCCATGCGGTCTAGAGTGTCTTTGGCTGCAGCGAATCTCACTTTGTCCTCATCTGCGGTTGTCATTAACTCATCGATAGTACTCACTGCCTTAGACACCATGTCTGTACCTAGCCTAGACATCGTTGCGTGTTTAATGTACTCCAAAATCACTGTGTTTTGCATCAGTTTATGTGCTACTGAATTAGGTCGTTTCGCCTTACTTCCTGCCAATCTTACTGCTTCACTACGACTGCGCACGTTACCGATTGCCATGACATCCGCAAACCGTCGCTGGAACGGTGTTAACGTCTTTCCTATGTCATCCAATGTACGCTGTTCTTGTGCCGTCTGCGCTCTAAACTCTGTTATCTCACTCATGGCTTCTCTCTTCCTATCACTGCATACGCCAAATGCTTTAGATATATAGACGCTCACTCAGATGTGTGTCAAATCACTTTTTATTACACCACAATATCAAGCACTTACTGACGCACACTACCTATCACACTACGTCATTGGCTACTCGACTACGTCACTAGCACGCTCCACCTACGCCACAACGCGTTTGTTACCCGATAGCGTAGGCTTCGGTATTGTCGCGCTCGTTCCGATTAACGTCTGCGTTGCCACAATTCCTCGAAAAACTATACATACTACTAAATCTTCCCATTATACACTCCGCTCACGTCTTGGATCAATAGGGTCGGCACTCTTCAGACCTAAGTTCCACTTACACCAAAAGGTGTAGTTCCACATAACGCCTTGCAGAGACCTAAACGCAGTTTACCCTATTGACACGCCTCCGCTTCGTGGATCTCGGGAAGAAAAGACGTAGCATGGTGTTACGTCACAACATAGGAGTTACAAAATGTCTTACTTCGTACTTGGTCTTCTCGTACTTCTTGCTATTCCCACTATCGTCGGCATCGCACTCGTCGCGCTCTCTGCTATGTGGATACGCAACCTATCACGCCAACGTCGTGTCACTCAGTGGGTCGACAACGCATACCCTGACAAAGACTGTATCATACGTCAGTGGTGTCTCGACAATGCTAACGACATCTCCCCTATCATCAACCACAAGGAGAAACACTAATGGACAGCATACTCTCGATATTTGTCGGCATCTGGTTCGTCGTCGCTTCGACGTTCCTCTTCTATGCTATTATGAACCTCGTTGCACCAAGCATCGTCAACTTAACATCTAACTTATGGAGTAAATTACATGGCATTTTCACTCGCTGAAATACGCGCTCATTATCAGGAAGTTGTATCAGACACGACCGACTTCCTATCACCACGCAACACCGTCGACTTTCTTGACACAGTTGCACACGACTTCGTAACAATCTTTGACACATTGGAGAACGACAATGACCAGTAACCTTGACAACTCAATCGTCCCTGTAGAGGTAGAGGCCGCAATAGAGGACAACATCCGTACAATCTTCGACAACCTTGCCTCACTTGCAGATAGCGTCGACACGCTGTACTACGTCAACACGCAGGACGGCAACAGCTTCAACCCAGTCAACAATATCGTCGCATACGATATGTTGTCCAAAATGCTTAACGTCGCACACACACAAATACACACTGACACGCCTGCATGGTCAAAGCGTCCACCTACCATCAAACAGATGCTAGACATGAACCGTCAGGCTATCTTGCGAGAACGTGCCAAGATCACTAGCAACCTAGAGATCGACCGCTCTGTACTCACTGCGATTTACGAACGTCAACAATCTGCGTCATATCGCGCTATCATCTACACCACAATCCTCAAGCTTGGTAAGCCGTTGTTCGCTCGACTTGCCGACAGACCGTGGACTCCGATGCCTGTGCAGTCCACACCGCCAGCGCCTAACGCACAAAAGTTAGGCAACGAATGTGACTTGCTCGACGCTCTCATGTCCGACGTTGACAAGTTCCTCAATCCAGACCACGACAACCCAGACGTTGCAACGCCACCCGTTGCCGACCCTGCGTTCTAATAACCACGTCCTAGGCACGACGATAAACTGCCTTCCTATCATCGCGAAGCGATGTGACACCTCCCCTCGAAGCGGGGCGGGACTGGGGTTGGAACAATCAAACCGCCCCCCTGTACTAACTAACCACGGAGAGCTTATGGAAATACTTTGCATATCGATAACAATCTACATTCTTGTAGGTATATACACACAACTAATAGGTTAGGAGCCACTATGAATTATTTACACGCAGACTTACCAACAACACACAAAAACTTTACTTATTATTCTGGCAACGATGCTGACTTTCCGATTGATGTGCTGCCACTATATAGTCGTTCAACTGCCACTGGCGAAGAACGTGAATTAGCTGCTCGTCATGCAAGAGTAGTTGTACGCACTGACACCAACGAACACTTAGGCATTGTTGGCCCTCGCACCATGCCAATACCATATGCTCGTACAATGGAGGCCACTGACTGCGTGTTAGACGATGCTGGCTTTCGTTACGAATCTAAGACAAAGGTGTTCGACAATGGCTCTACAATGCGTAGACAGATTACCTTTCCCAACATAACAATCGAGCCTGCTGTTGGCGATGTTGTTTGCTTTCAGATCGACCACTTTGACAGCTATAACGGCAAATGGGCTTTGCAACTAAATGCAAGCGGTCAACGTCTTGTATGTCTAAACGGCATGACACAACCTGACTACTATGTTCGTGCATACACACGACACACAATGAACGCTGTACTCAATGTACATCAGTTTGCTGATCAACTACGCGAAGGTATTGAGAACTTCAAGGAATCGAACGATAAATACCAGCGTTATTACAATACACCGTGTCGTTATGAAGAGTTCGAATCTCTGATGCGCAAAACTATTGCATATAACAAAGAGCATGAGTCAGACGAAAAACGTCCTGCAATCAGCAAAATGCGTATGGAACAACTGAACGAGTGTTGGGATTCTAACACTGCAACACTGGGTCATAACTGTTGGGCTGCTTACAATGCTATGACTGAGTGGGCTACACACGCCAAAACACGCGGTCAATCACACATGATGGAACGTAAACGCAACGCAGAAGTTGCTAAAGTGTTGCGTCATCCAATGTGGCAAAACATGGTAAACGAAACAACTAACCTAAGGGTCATATAAAATGCAACAATCTTACATGCAACCACCATCATTTACAGTCACAGTTGACTTAACAACAACCTTCACGTTTCAAATATCTGCTAAAGATTATCTCCATGCACAGTATTATGTAGATGATTTACAGCTCGACGAAATCAATCGGTTACTCAAAGACAAGTTGCTATATGGTGATGACGTCGATCAAGAATTTGAAATAACCAGACTAGAAGAGGACTTCTAATGACTATTGATATTTTCACTAATCACCAATACGACCGTGTATCAACACACGTAGAATACCAACCAAAAGCATATTCAGGTGAACTTGCGCCCGCTTGTGTATTGCTCAAGTTTGTAGGCGCTAACACTCATGTTTACATGACAATGGACGAGGTTCGACGCCTTGCTGGTCAGCTTGTCGAAGCCTTGGAAAAACACACCGAAGAAGAGGAGGCTGCATAATGTTTTTCATGCTTGTCTGTGGGTTGCTTGCTGCTTGCGGTATGCTTTTTCTGCTTGCCAAGCTAAATATCAAACGAGTGTTGTACTTTGATGTTGCTATCGACATCATTGTTACAATCTCATTACTTGTCATGTTTGCTGGCACTTTTGCAGGCATGATGGCAGGCGTTGTAGGTGGTGCCGTCGTGTCTGTAGTCTTGTTCATCCTAAAACGGATTATAGGCTCAGAACGCCCAACATTCGACAAATGGCGACTACGTTGGGTTGCTGTGCCACCTAGATAATGTGCGTACATAATTCACTGTCTATTGATATGTTCACCGCATGGACACACCAATAGACGAAAAAGTATGCGATAAATGTGGTAGGCCAATGAATAATACTGGCAAACCACATTACGTTCACGGTCATCTGCAATGCCAATGCGGCAAAAATATAGATGAGTGTTGCCAAGGTGATCGTGCAAATGAACTTGACGATTAGAAAGGTGTCCTATGCGTATTTTTTCTGCCCGTGTCGGCGTATTCATGTGCCTTCACGTTATCACTGTACTACTCGCACTTGTAGTATGTATGATGGGCGCGGTTAACCCCACGCTTGTAACTTCTTACTTTGCTTTCCCAATCTTTGCGTTGTTCATGTGGCTTAACTACAAGCTATCCGGCTACATAACACGCAAATGGTTTACGGAGGAACAATCAAATGGCTGATGTTAACAACCCATACTCACAAATATTTTTCCGCACTGTATTGCCGTTTATACAAGCGCGTGTCGCGCGGTGGGAAGGTGGCGTTGTACACCACCCTGACGATCCCGGTGGTTTTACGAGGCGAGGTTTATCTACAGTGTATAATGACATGACACAAGACGAAATCATGCACATGACTAACGAAGAAGTTGATCTTGCCTTATGGAAAAAATACGGCAATCCATACAATCTATGGTTATGGTCTCCCGGTTTGGCGCTTGCGTTTTACGATTGCTCTGTTAATCAAGGACCAACGGCTGCAGTCAAAATGTTACAGATTGCACTCAACAAATATCATAAACGATGGTACAAGCCGCTTGTTGTTGACGGCATATATGGCAGTAAAACCGAAGAAGCTATATTGTTGTACCAAGAAAAATACATACACAGTTATGGGTTCAGTAAGTTAGTGACTGAGTTTTGTGCGTTACGCATGGAAAGATATGGTAGAAAATACAAGGACGCGTTCATGCTTGGCTGGTCTAACAGGTTGATGGACATTGCGTATTATGCCTATCAGCTAGAAGACGAGTGGCAAATGTGTTTAGGTAATGCAGACAACTTCAAAGGACCGCTTTTGCATTAATGGCTTACTTTATGGTGACTTACGGAGAAGAAAAAGAGCCACACAAGTTTGTTTTTATTGCTGAAGACTTCTACAGCGCACTTGCATTGTGTAATTTAAACATTGAAAACTTCATAACTATGGAAGAAGTAGTAAAAATTGACGAAGATGAGGCTGGAATACCCATTTTTGACCGTCCAACCTACCATTAACGCAAAAAAACTTGCCAAATAACAAAAATTAACGCATTTTGTGTACATGAGTGAGCGTTTAAATGCCGAAATAGTCGCATACTTGCCGTTCATTAGAAAAATCTTAGCGGCAAAACGTCACTCTATTGGCTTAACACAAGACGATCTCAACGAGCAACTAGGTTATGCAGACCGTTTGGTAAGCAAATGGGAGTGCGGGGATCGTAACCCTAGCACGTTTGCGTTTGAGTGTTGGACAAACACCCTACAAATTGATTTAACTGATTTGCTCCGCGAAAGTAAGGAGCAGTATGAAAATCATTATGGGAATAGATCCGGGATTAACAGGTGCAGTAACGACAATACAATACGACACGATGACTGTATTGAAGAGCGACGATATGCCTGTGCTTGTGAACCAAATTTGCCCTTATTTGCTAACTGAGGTTATAAGTCGCCACGCTAGAAGCTATAATATAATTAAGTATGTAGTCGAAGACGTACACTCGATGCCAAAACAAGGTGTTGTTAGCACATTTAAGTTTGGCAGAAGCAAAGGAGTCATCGAAGGTGTGTTGGCTGGTTTACATAAACGCACATCTTACGTGTCTCCTGTTACATGGAAAAAACATTTAAACTTAACAAAGAAAGGCAAAGAAGCGTCACGCAATCTTGCTACAAAAGTGTTTCGCACTGACGAACACTGGCCTCTTAAAAAACATAATGGTCGTGCAGAAGCGGCACTTATAGCTTATTATGAAGGGAAAATACGATATGAAAAGGAGCAAACCTGATGCAACAAGACTTGACGAAGATTGGCAACCATCTCCCACATATATCACCAAAATCGCAAACAAACATCCCGCCCTCGACATCGAATCAGAGTTTATCAAGTTCCAAGAATACTACATCAACCTCACTACAGCCAAAGCCTACAAAGTCAATTGGAATCTCACCTTCCAAAAATGGTGTATCAACGCTGACAAATGGCAAAAAGAAGAACTGGCTAACAAAAAGCCAACTCCCCAAACTGGTGACGAGCAACGAGAGGCGCTTAATAGAGCGTTTACTTCAATACAAAACAGTTCAGTCAGTAAGTACATTAACTAATGAACAATGCGAAGAAATGTTGCATCAAGTTGCTGTGCTGCGGGAACGTTTGGAAAGCTTTGAAGGTGCTACAGCAGAAGAAATAGCTGTGCTAATGCACAATCTAGCATTAGTAATACGTTCTACCCTGCCGGGAGCAGACGAACCCAATGTGGGAGACCGAGAAGCCGTACTAAAACATTATGCGTCAACGTTAAGCGCTATTCCATTTCCTATCTTACAACGTGCGTTCCAACACTTGCGCAAAACATGGAAATACAAAACATTTCCTAAAATTGCTGACGTACTAGAACCAATCAACGAAGAAATGCAGGAGATAGAAACAATGTACAAAAGCTTGCAACATTTAGAAAAAATACTCAATGTCCGCTTACACGGTTTTCGGGTGTCCTCCTAAACTCCTTCATACCTGATGCAGTGCGTATGCAAACAGGGGAGGGTGTGGAAACCATCCAGAGGGTAGCGGAACCCATCAAAGTAACAAAAAGAGGTGTCTTGCAATTTTTATACGTCCCGAGGCTGAGTTATGGTTTATGCGTATATTTATTTGTTAAGATCGGAGGACAGTCTGTTGTGGTCACGACAGATCATTAAAAGATTCAAAGACACCATCCGACCAACTAACCAAGGAGCCAACTATGAATACATTCGACAAATTTTTCCCACCAAGCAAACGCAAACAACAAGCGTTCAATGAACTGTCAAAACTCATGCGTTCGCATACTGTAACTACAACTGCTATGCTACGTGCAGCCGACGCATTACGTGAAGCACAACCAGCTACGCGTAAAACTATTGAAGACGGTTTGTATCATTTCACAGAAGCAGCACGTATAGAGGCAGATCAAATAGACGCCATATTGGAAATATACGAGGTAGACGATGAAGATAACAAACAAACACAATCTTCCACCAGTAATAATTGACTGGATCGAAAACGCTAACAAAGAAAGACAACTTCAAGTTGAACAAGGTGACTTTACTGTTACACAACTGTTGTCTAACCCAAAAGAACAATACTTACTTAGTCGCAACCCTGACATTGAAGTAGACGCATCAAAGTTTATTGCGGTGTTGTCAGGTGAGGCATGGCACACAGGCATTGCCGCTAACAGTACAAACCGTAGGTTTCACGGTGCGCTTGTAGAAAAACGCTTTTCGATCAAATACCATGGTTGGAAAATTACAGGTCAACCTGACGTTGTCGACGGTGACTATCTTATGGACTACAAAGAATCGACGGTCGGTCGTTTTGCTAAAGGTGTACCACAAGAATACGAAAACCAACTTAACTTTTACCACTACATACTTAGTTCTAACGGAATACATCCTACGTTTATGGGTATATGGGTGAAGTACAAAGACTATATGCCTAGTCGCGCTGGCACTAATCATTACCCCGATGCAGCCATGCAATACTTTCCTGTGCAAATATGGGATTACGACGAACAAGATGCGTTCATTAAAAGTCGTATCGAAGCACACGTTGGCAATCTTAACTCGCAACTAGAAAAAATGGATATGCCACAATGTACTGATGAAGAACGTTGGTATTCAAACGAAATACACGCAGTAATGAAGAAAGGAGGTAAACGGTCATTACACAATGCTGCAACTCACGACGATGCACAAGCATGGATTGATGGCAACAATACAAGAGTCAAAAAAGACTTGCTAACAATAGAGCATCGACCCGGAGTTTATCGCAAATGTGAAAATTATTGTTTTGCAAATAGTGTTTGTGATCAGTATAATAACCAATAGGAGAGAGCCATGAACGGAGAGTTATTTCACGCGGCGAAAGCTAATGCTGGCAAAGGCGACCCTGCCTCTGCAGAAACCGCACAGCTATTCGACAACAAGAAAAACAATGCCAAAGCTATAGCAATGAAAGTTGTACGTTGTTTGCATCAGCATCAACAAGGACTTCCTGCTACGCTTATAGCTAGAGCAATCAGAGAACCACGCGAAAATGTCCGTCCACGTTGCTCCGACCTAGTACGTGACGGCATCTGCGTTAAACATCCTACACAACGCTACTACAATGAAAACAAAAAGCCAGAACGTATATATGTTTTGAAAATCCATTATGAAAGGCTGTACAATGACTAATGAAACATTTGTAGACAATATCAACGCCAACAAAATCAAGCGTATGCTTGCTGCACCTTTTGCTGACAATCAAATACGTTATCGTGTCGGCAGTAAAGGTCGTGACAACAGTGCTATGATGCTAGCATATGTCGATGCACGTATGGTTCATATGCGTCTCGACCAAGCAGTAGGCCCATTTAACTGGTCTAACGACATACGCATTGTTGGCAACTCTTACATATCCGACATTACAATTCACTTCAAAGACCACACTATACGTCGTTCCGACGGTGCTGACGCTACGCAAGTGGAGCCAGTTAAAGGCGGCATTAGCGATGCGTTCAAACGTGCTGGTGTATTATTCGGCATAGGTGCTTATCTGTATCGTATGCCTAACATCTTTGTGCCAATGAAACAGAATGGCAAATATCCTACAGACGAGGGCTTGGATATGTTGCGTAATGCACATAACAATCTTGCAACGCAATACAACAAGTATCTCGACAAGTATTTCGGACAGTTAGGTGCCGATGTAGAGAAAATGTTAGCTAACTCCGACGGTTAACATTTAGTCCTCGGCAAGCATCTCTCCAAAACCAATGCTTGTCGGGGGCGACAATAATCGTTTGGATGACAAACGCAACCAAGAAAGGAAATAACATGACTATTAATATTGCAATTGTCGGCGGTAATGTTGCTGCCCCACCAGAGTACAAAGAAATGCCTAACGGCGATCCTATTGTAAACTTCACCGTTGCTACATCGTACAAAAAGAAAGACGGTGAGCGTATACCAACGTATCACAAATGCGTAAGCTACAATGCTGGTATAATTAACTACATGAAAAAAGCTAATGTAAACAAAGGTACACCATTAGTTATATGTGGTGAGCGTACTATGCGTAGTTACGACAAAGATGGTACTAAACAATACATACATGAGTTACAAATACCTAATTATGGCGGTAAGATATGGGTTATCAACCCTCGTAGCGGTGAGATGGACACAATAGGAGGCAACAATGGACAAGAAAACGTTAGTGGACAAAGCGGAGGAACCTCTGCGGGACACATCGATGACGAGATCCCTTTCTAATAGAGTGTTTGTAGTTCCGCATGTAGAGGGTTATCCACCAGAAATCAATCTTTACTTTGGCATTGATCGTAACGTAGTATATCTTCCATTCCAACCAGAGGCAGGACTTGTGCTTGCCTCGCAAATCCTAGAAGCATCAAAGGAATATTTAGAATGGCTAAAGTCGAATACTACGGAAGAGGTGCCAACCCAAATAGAAGACCCTCCGAAACCGTAGAAATAGAAGGTTTTGCATTTACAAGATCATGGTGTCCACAAACAGGCAAACCCTTTGAGGTATTTGCTGTAGAACGTGGAAAACCCGGTCAAGTAAATGATGTACTTATGAAAGCCAGTATTGTTGCATCAATGCACATGCAAGGGCGTTCCTCTGATGAAATAGAAAAAAATTTAAATACTATTGATAACTGTCAGGGGAGTGACCCTTTATTTTAAGGAGTCGCAAATGTGGTCAGCAAAAGTTACAGTAATCATTGCAAGCATATGGATGTATGATTTTCATACGCCACATATATTCAACACATCAATAGATTGCATCAATCAGGTGCAGTATCATTTAGCGCAGCTACCTGACGAAATACTAGTAAAAGGCGTAGGTGTTCACAGTATGGAATGTACGTGGTTGCCATATCCCGGAAAGCCGAGGCCCAAATGGAACAAGAAGCTAAACCATTAAAAACAAGCGAAGCAGAGATATATATGAGTCCACATAATTTACGTGGCATACCTTATGATGTTAACTCTGCAGGAGAACGACTATATGATGTAGAAACGTTAGATTACTTTCTAAACTTTCTTCTTAAGGAATGTTAAATAGTCGGCCGCATATTCTACATCCCAAAAAATTTGTACAAGTCCTGTTGCAGTTGTTGCTTCTGGATTAATAACACAGACACAACTACTAGCAAAGTTGTGGTCTTCAAACCCGCCTACTTTAGCATAACTGTCGTATTTTTTGTAACCACCTACACGTATACAATGTGACAACATACCGTCCTGTTGCATAACGATATTGTAACCGCTTACGTGTTTATGTCCTGCCAACAATATGTGATCAGAATAGTGCATTTGTGCTGCTTTACTAACACCATGCACCAAATTCCATTGCGAATGTCCGGGAAAATCGTGCCGACAATTAACGCGAACTTCTCTACCATTAGGCAATTGCAATGCCATGCGTACAGACCATGATTCTAGTACGCCTTGTCCGGGTATCTTCATATAATCAAGAGGATCACCTGTGCCGGTCCACATATCATGATTCCCCTTAATTAAAAACAACCAAGGCACTTCAGTTGCCAACCATTCTGTTAACTGCCACGCTTGTCGTTTACTGGTAGACTGCTCACCATACAATCTACTAAGCCTACCAACCCAATTATTTTGTAGGTCTCCAACGTTACCCGCCATCATGCCGGGGGTTTTTTTAGCTATCTCAACGTCACGCAATAAACTGGGCCAGTCACAACCATCATCATCAACGTGAGGATCCCCAAAAACAATGAGGCCAATTGGCCCCGGTTCTTTTATTTTTATGGGTATTAACTTTCGGCTCTCATATGCTTCAGCTTTGCGTTGAAAGTCATGAAGCCTGCGTTCAATAAGTTCTTCAACAGGAATGTCTTCTTCTACAAGCGATGGAGGTTCAAATAATGGTTCCGGGGCTTCCGACTCATATGACATTTGTACAATCTCTCCCCATTGCATTTTTTCATCAGGCGATAACAATCCGACATCAATAGCTCTATTGACTCGTCGCATTATAGTATGTCGTGATACGTTTAGTTTTTTAGCCGTTGCACTAGCGCTACAACCTGATTCTCTATAAACTCTAACTACCTCTGGCAGTTGTTCGTCAATGCTAGTCTGACGCACAGGCTTTTTCCATTGCTTCATTGAGCAATATTACGCCGCGCACAGTTTTGTCACTGTCTAACGCTGATACTCTTGGTATATTTTCTCGCCAGATTTGACATCCAGCGTCAATCCTCTCGACTCCACTTAGAGAGCAGCTTGTGATCAATACGCTTGCGCATAGCATCACGAACAGTTTCAGTATGCTTACGTGCATCTTGTATAACCTTTTTTGTTTTAGCTATTTCTTTTATTTGCTGTTTAGCAGCGCCAGCATCCATAAGATTTTTTTCACGCAACATTCCTGCTACGCTATTAAATAGCTTGAGGATGCCAGAAGCTAAACCTAGTATATTCATTGTTTAGGATTTTGGTTTATCAGATGGTATATCGTCAGCGTTTTTGTTTTTGCCAAAGTTGCCGCTTAACATATTAAGAACACGCAATATCGTGTTAAATATCATGTCATCTGATTTAGTGGGTGTTAGCATTGTAATTGCTGTACAAGCTGTTACAACTTGACACAAACCATCGATAT